ACTCACTTCCTGCAACAATTCCTCTATCAGAATCCCAAAGAACCCAATTTCCAGTTGTATTTGTCCTTTTTATTAAGACAAACCTAGCACCATTTTCAAAGCCGCAGTCAATATCTTGTGCAACCTGAGACGGCCTGTTAAATGTTCCAACTTTTGAAATGCCGGGGACTGTTGCAAACAAATAAGCAACATGAGTATCTGAGGTAGAGCCATCAACACCAGTATTTCCGCTTCCTGTCCTAAAAACTGAATCCGTCGCTACAGTTGCGTTTGTACCCCACAGATTGCTTGATGACGATACAGCGGCAGTTGTGTTTAAGTTGATGTACTGACTATTTGTAAGGCCCGTGTACCAAGAGTTCCAAGGGTAAGAGCTTTGTGTTTTGCATTTTTGAATAATTAATTCTGGAGCTACACCAAGGTTATGAGGGATTTCTTGCGCCGATGACGAACCTGTATAATTTACAACATCAAAAAATCCCGGCGCTCTGCGAAACGCATAATAAACACGATCATTGTTCCAAGAGATTAAATCTTCTGATATAGCTTCATTTGTATCCCACTTTACCCAGTTATTAGTGTTTCTATCTTCTGCGGCGGTGCTGTCGGTACGCAACAAATTACCTGTTCCCCGCAACCTATCTGTCCAAAACCACTGACTAGAAGTGTCGTAAACTTTAAATAATAAAGAATCTACGTTAAAACCTGTATCAACTGTCCGATCTTCTGATGAAGAGCTATTGATCATTGTTTCTACGTGAAACAAATCAGTAGCCGCAAACTCTTCTGCTGGCTTGTGGGGTCTGCGGATGGCTACGTATACCCACGTACCCCCGTAAGAAACAAACTCAACGCCAGTAGAGTTTATTTTAGTAATTTCAAGTGAGGTAAATACTTCTGCGTTACTGGTGTTAGCTTGTAGGTAAGATCCTGTTCCGTCTGTTTGCCATCCTCTCATCGTGTCATACATAATCCAATCGTTACTGCCGGTCGTTTTCTTTAACAAAATCCACTGAGGTTCCCACCCCAAATCCACGGTGACTGGGTTTCCTGTAAATGTGCCACACTTAATAATCGACTCGTCGGAGTCTGTGCCAAATTCTTGGGCATCGTGGGCGAATAGGTAGGCGACCATGCGCTCACCATTACCGTTAGTTGTGCGTAAGTTACCAACGGTAAAGTGTGTGGATGTTGGAGCCGTTCCAGACCAAGCGGTATTGCTTGGGGTTTTAGCATTGGATTCGTTCAGCCCTAAATAGTAGTCCTCGGGGCTGGCATCAAGGCTTCTATGGTAAACAACCCAGCGTCCATTATCGTCTAGGTTTTTTATGATAATCATCCCCGGTTCTGTACCAAGGCTGTGTGATATCTGAGTGTCTGCCGTTTGCGTACCTGTCCACGTTACAACATCAAAGAACCCCGGTTGCTTGCGGAATGTCCAAGAGACAAAGTCAACTCCACTTTGATTATGGGAGTTGTAGTTATTGTTCATACTAAAGCCATCTGGATTAAATGATGTAATAGCATTAGCGTCTGTATATTGAGCGTTAGTATTATTGGTATTTAATCCTACACTAGCTCCACGCTCAGTATCATGTATCTGATGATTAACAGCGGCATCTCTGTTTTTAATCCAGAGCATCCCACCTTCGCCAGATACAGTAGAGTCTACGCCATCAGTGAGTTCTGGAGTTCCATCTCCGGATACGCTAAAGGAGTAACTTTCCGTTCCAAGATTTTCTGTATAGTTTGACCCCAAAGGCATATAAAGTTCTGGGTTTCTGGCTTCAAGCGAAGAATGAGAAACTGGCGTTAAATCAGCATTAACAAATATTCTGCGATTGCTTTCAACCGAAAGGTCAACATATTCTTTTTTAACGTATATTCTAGCTAAGGAGCCGTCAAAACTGTTACTGGCTGTTGGTGATGACGTGTTATTGCCACCTACTGTAGGCGCAATACCATACATAGGGCTGGTGCTGTATACACTCCCCGCAAAAACAGCCGCTTGCTGATCGTTAATGTACATATACTTTGAACCGTTGTTGGACACGCTAAAAAGTATATGGTTCCATCGTCCCGGAATAAATTTGCCGGTGTGCGTAAAAAACCAAGCTATAGCCAAGCCGTTTCCATCTTGTCTATTTGAATTAAAATCTATTCTGCTTGGGGTTAAAGTAAAGGTTGTTTGTTGGCTTATCATGAAGGGTCTTGCTGATATGTCATCAGTATCTGCTTTAACATACATTGACACTGTATAAGAGCTGGCTCCAGTTGTTGGAGTTGATGAATCTGAGAACTTAGTATCCCATTTAAAATATGTTGCTTCCCCTCCAGAAAGGCCATCTCCAAGCAATAAGCCATTGGTAACACCTCTTCCATAGCCAGTGCCTTCGTACAAGTACGTTGAAAACACATCGTCAACGTAAGTAGCACCAGCACCAGCGTTACCAGCGGCTCCTTGTTGTAAAAATCTACCTACACTCATCCTAGTGCTTGCCCCGCTGTAAACCCGTACCAGTTAGTTCCGCCGTCATAGGTGTAGAACACAAATTGATCCACAGCAGACGCTGTAGCTGTCAGGGTAGGCGCTGTAGCCGCAGGCCAATCAACAGACGTAGGCCACGTTACAGTGTACCCAGAGGCTCCAGAGTCTTGGACAACCTTGAGTGACATTGCGTAGGCTGTGCTGTCGTTAAGGGATGATGAGGTTGTTGAGTATTGGTAAACTTTATCATTGGAATAACCAACAATATACAGTTTAGATCCGTCAGACTTAAATGCCATTCCGTTAACACTTGCATCTTCAGTAGAAATATCAAGAGTTACAGAGTCATAACTTCCTGTGCTTATATCGTAAGCAGTAGAAAGAGTGTATTTGTAAACTTTATCGTTTGTTCTGCCACACATAAACAATTGCGTACCGTCAGAATTAAAAGACATTCCTGAAGGTCCAAGTTCCTCTGATGCTACTGACAAGGTTTTAGAGGCATAACTAGCTGTACTAACATCCCAAGCTGTGCTTAATGTATATTGAAAAATAGCTTCTCCTGTACCTTCGTGAACAACATACATTTTAGTTCCGTCTGGACTAAACGAAAGAGCGGAAGGTACTAACGCTTGGGTTGATACAGAAAAACTTTTAGAGGCATAAGAAGCAGTGCTAACATCCCAAGCTGTGCTTAATGTATATTGATATACGGTATCATTAGCAGATCCTACGACATACATTACTGTTCCGTCAGTTTTAAATGCAAGCCCTGTTCCTGTTGTTTCTTGAGAGGAATAATTAAAAGACTTAGATGCATAAGATGCTGTGCTTAAATCCCAAGCAGTACTTAGTGTATATTGAAAAACATTTTCTGGATTGACGCCACCTGACACATACATAGCAGTTCCATCAGATGAAAACTCTACAGCAACAGGAGCGGTTTCTTGAGTAGCTACACTAAAATCTACAGAATCATAAGACGCATTACCAATGTCGTAATAGGTAACAACAGGCGTCCCGCTCGCAGGAGGATTGCTAAAGACTACAGTGGTGTTTACGTCTAGTTCGGTTTCAAAGACGTTAGCGTTTTCGCAGTCAAAGGTTGTGCTGTAGGTTGTGGCAGATGTTGAGTATTGGTAAACGGTGTCATTGGTGTTTCCAACCATATACATTTTAGTGCCGTCTGAATTAAATACGATTCCTTCTGGAGTGGCGTCTTGACTATTAACTGAAAAAGATGTTCCAGAATAGCTTGCTGTTGAAAGATCAAACCCTGTAGTTAATGTATATTCATAAACTGTGTCGTTTGATGTTCCAGCAATATACACGATTGTTCCATCGCTATTAGACGCAATGGCTCTGGGACTGGTTTCTTGACCACTGACTGAAAAAGATACTGAATCATAAGACAAAGTGTTAATAGTAAAGGCAGTGCTTAAACTGTATTGTCTAATTACATCATTTACAGCTTCAACCGTAAAAATTTTAGTGCCGTCGTTATTTATTATAAATCCAAGATTTTGAGTTGATTGACCAGAAATATTTGCACTTAAAGAATCATAAGATGCTGTAGACATATCATACGCTGTGCTACAACTGTATTGATAAATTGCTCCAGTATATTCAAGAACAAAAAACTTCGTTCCATCATTATTAAATACCATATCCATTGGAAATGTTGATTGACTAGCTACACTAAAGGTAACTGAATCAAAACTTGCTGTGGATAAATCGTAAGCCGTAGATAAACTATATTGATTAATTTCATCCCCATTGTATCCAACATCATACATTTTAGTGCCGTCATTATTAACACGTATTCTTCCGGGGCTTGTTTCTTGACTAGCAATGCTAAATCTTACGGAGTCATAGGATGCGCTACCAAGTCGATAACCTACAGCAGTCCCAACACTAGAAACCTTTTTAAAAGTCTCGTTGTAACTATCAACCAGCAGTTCGCCTGTGATGTCTACGTCGCCTGTGTAGTTAGCGCCTACTTTGGAATCTAACTGTGTCTGGATGTTTGACGTAACGCCGTCTACATAATTAATTTCAGCAGTTGTGGCTGTTACTCCATCCAACAAGTTTATTTCTGTAGCCGTAGAAGTTACCGCTGTACCACCAAGAGTCAACGTACCTGATGCTGTCAGATCCGTAAACGTACCAGCCGCCGCTGTAGTACCACCAATAACGCTGTTGTCTACAGTGCCACCAGAGATAGTCAGGTTGTCAGCAACGTAAGCATCTGCAATAGCCGTCCCTTGCCAAGTACCTGTAGCAATAGTACCTACTGCTGTTATCTGCGTCTGAGAAGCATCTACAGACAAAGTATCACCAGTAAGCGTAAGACCAGTACCATCTACCAAAGCTGTCTTAGAAACGCTTATAGCGGCACTAGCGTTGATGTCATCATTAACAATAACAGCAGAGCTAATAGCCGCCACGCCTGTATCAGCAATCGTTATGTCGCCTGATACTACGTTGTCAATCCAAGTAGATGTACCAGTATCGTAGAACAACAATGCCCCATCAGCGGGTGTTGTGATGTTAGTATCTGAAAGTCCTGAAAGACTAGAAGATAAACCACCAATTTGAGAATCTACATAAGCTTTAACAGACTGCTGAGTAGGTACAAGCGTTGCGCTATCAGAGGCCATGTTATCTTCGTCAACAAAAGCCGTAATTGTAATTGCACCATCTGTAAGACTTCCAAATGAAACAGTACCTGTTGTTGTAATATTACTTGAGCCAATATCAATAGCTCCAAAACCAGAAGTAATAGAACCAGAGTTTAAAGCCCCAACAGTTGTAACATTAGAAAGAGTATCTAAAGATGTTTCAAAATAAGTTCGCCGTCTATAATATTTATTTCAGTTGCAGTAGCCGTTACACCGTCAAGGATGTTTAGCTCTGCGGAAGTAGACGTAATTGCAACACCACCAATAGACAGCGTAGAAAAATTACCTGTAGAGGCTGTAGTAGCTCCAATCGTTGTGTTGTCTATAGAACCTGCATTAATGTCTGCTGTATCTGCAACAAGACTATCAATGTTTGCAGTACCATCAATATAAAGATTACGCCATTCTTTTGAAGCACTTCCAAGATCGTAAGTGTCATCAGTGTCTGGAGTTATACTAGAGGCTACATCTGCTGTTAGCGTAATACTGTCTGTATCAGCATCACCAAACGTAAGATTGCCAGAAATCGTTGCATTACCAGTTACTGTTAGATTACCGCCAATAGAAATATTACCAGTAGTTGTAACTGAATCAATATAAGCATCTTTCCAGTACAGTGAAGATGTTCCAAGATCTATATCACTATCTGTGACAGGAACCATAGCCCCGTCTTGAATACGAATCTGTTCTACTGCGGCACTAGAGACTTCTACATAAAAGCCCCAACGATTGTTTGTACTATCAACTACAATTTTATTATTAAAATCTAAGTCACCAATCGTATGGATATTACCGCCTTCTCCTGCTGTGCCATCGTGTCTATGGCCTGTAGAAGCCGCAGAAGTATTTGAATACGCAAAGGCGTTTAAAAGTTGATTGTACTCGTCGTTAAATAACGCGGCAGTAATTGTATCGCCATCTGCAAATGTACTTTGTCGTGTATAACTTTGGGCCATTATTATCTCCTACCTGATGGCATATAATCTATGTAGAAACCATTAATTGCATATGGGCTTCTAGTATCATCTGACCTAATCCTAAAGCTTACGGTATGTCCACTACCCTCTACTGTTTGTCTAAACATAGGATCGGCACTAGCTCCAAAAGTTGCTGTACCAAAAAGAGAGCTTCCAAAAACAGCAGGAAGCGGAATATCAGAAAGCGTATAATCTGAAGGTTGTGGTATATCTACGTCTTGATAGTCATACCGCAACCTTAAAACTGGTTCTAAATTACCTTCAGGTGAAAAAGCAAAAATATTAGCTTCGCTACCGGCATTTAAAAAAGAATCGCCTGTATCGTGATTATAAATATAACCGTCTTTGTCTCCGTGAAAAGAAACTTCTACGCCATTACTATTAAAGCCTGATGCAAAACCTAAAGCCTGAATGCCTTTTGTTTCAGACCATTCAAAACCTTGACCTGTAAAAGTTCCAATAATTCCTTTTGCTTGACTAGGGTCTTGAGCAATTGTAGAATAAAAAAGTCTGTATTGTGATTTAGCCCTCAGTACATCACTTGTAATAATAAAAGAGCTTGTAGATGTAGTTAAGGCAGTTACAATTTCTTGAATTTGTCTTGAAATAGAGCTTAACTCTACGTCACCAATTCTTGCTGTACCCGCAACAGTACGAATACCATCAGGGGCTAAAAAGACTAGATCACCTCCAAATTCTTGAATGCTATATCCGTTTAGACATCCTACGTTTTCTGTAATAGGGTCTACACGAACATTTTGAGCATCATTAATATTTATAAGCTTGTGAATACTATTTTGACTAAATACAATTAAGTTTTCACGGAAGCCTTTAATGCCTTGTACTTGGTCTGAAATTGCTACTGCGCCTGCACCGGGGCCACTAAAATCTGTAGCATCGTTGTAAACACTGTAATAAATAGTATTTAAATTATTAGCTACTCCAGAAGCAATAAGGTGGTGATCGTGAACTGTAATATATTTAACCGCGTTTGTGCCGTCTACAGCTACTTCTTCTGCAAAAAATGTACGAGTGTTTAAAAGTCCCGTACCTTCCATCCGAAAAATATATAATTTATTTGCACCGTCTGCAATTACAATCTGACCATAATCATATGCCGCGCCTTCAATCAATGCAAACTGACATTGGCCTTGGTCTGTGCGTGTTAAAGTAGAGCGGCCTGTAAAAACTGTGTAGTTATCACCACTATTTGAAACTCCACTTCTATTTATTTGTAGCCATGAATCGCCATCATTACTGAAAAACATATCTGTACCAGAGCAAACAACAACCCCATCACCATAAGGCTGAATACCCAAAACAGCATTAGAACTATTTGGGCGAGCAGTACCATAAGCTGTAAATCCATTTATGCGTCTGTAGCCTCCGTCTGGGTCTACTTCAAAGTTTTCTAGTACCTTTGCAAATCCGGGATTACCTAAAATCTCAATAGAATTTAAGTTTGTATTTAAACCGCCTTTGCATGAAAAACCAAAAGCCTGAGACATTAGACAAGCCTCATGCGATCATCTTTGATGTACTTAGGTGCTGGGAACATTAAAGCGTTCTTCATAAGTCGTAAGCCTCTACGATATTCTTCTAGGGCTAATGCGGCTGGTTGAATATTTTCTTTAAACTGATGCACGTAGTATCTGGCTCTAGAAAGTAATACTGTTTTGTATACGTCTGGAAAAACAATTGCATCACTATGGGCTGACAGTTCTGTAGCTTGATTGAACGCAAAGAAATGAATACGATATACTTTGTCAGGTATAGGACTCAATCCAAAGTTACGTCCATCACTACTACGAAAAACTCTACGAGGTTCACCACCATTAGCATCGCCAGCATCGTCTTGATTTTCTTTAGCACGATGATAGTCTTTCCATTCTTCTAAAGTTATAAACTTTAGGTTTTGACTAACGTAGGGGGCTGTTTCGCCTGATACGCCTACTGTAGTCATGTAAAAATCATCCCAATCTATATAGCCATAATCATCTACCAAAGATGAACTTGAGGCTTTTAATTCGTACCAACGCTGATTAGCAACTGTTTCGACAGTTACATTACCGTACAGCGGATCTGTAGCACCGCTTTCACCTACAGAAAGAAAAGGCCACTGAGGTTCTTCAAGAACAATGTCAAGGTATGCACGATTTACACAATCTTTTACGTGTCCTTGTATTCCAATAGCAGAAGAAAAATTACTTGAAGTTAGGACAACTTCGTTCATTTCTCTTAACAATTCATTTGTAAGCTGTAGGTATGTAGTCGCCATTATTTTTTATGAACCTTTTGTATTTCAAAGTTGGCTGACTTACTAGCACCTTTGTGGCGCTTGAAGCCGTCTTTAGGATCTTTCATTAGTTTGTAACTGGCTCCACTTTTCATCCAGTGATAACCTTTAGGCGCAGAGACTTTCATTTTTGACGCATAGACTCGTTATAATCCATGCCCATACAAGCCTTTTCCATATCACGAATATTGCTGTAGACTTTACCGCCTTCAGCTTTTTCCATGCGAGAACCACCCATCATGTCTGGAGAACGGGTTTTACCGCCATAGCTGTATGCTTCTTTCTTTTTTTTCCTCATCATCATACTGCTTTCTCCTTCTTACCAAAAATACGCTCATAGTTGTCTTCGTATTTTTTACGATCTTCGTTTTTTAAATACTGTCCACTTATTTTTATTTTCTTTGTGGGACTCATCCTAATAGGATTTTTTTCACTTCCAATCTGTGGCATATCTATCTCCAGAAAAGAAAAGGGGGAGTATTTCATCCCCCTATTGTTTTTAGTCGATACCGTAGAAAGCCGAAACAAGGGCTTCTGGACGGAGTACTTTAGCACCATATACATGGAGGCCACGTACAATATCACCAAAACTTGATGGATCACGAATCACTTCTGTATTCACGATGGTCTGTGCAGTACAGGTAGATGACATGTGACCAGCAATACACTTACCAGCCGCGTTAGTAGTCGCCGCAATGTTGTTGGTCTTGTACATATCAAAACCACGCAACTTACCAGAGCTTACCAAACCATTACGGATGGAGCCTTGGCCTGCATTGAAATCAACGCTCAAGAGCTTAGAGCTACTTTGTACCAGTTGCTCGTAAAACTCAGGGTTAGCAAGGAACCAACGACCTTCTTCTGGAATGTTCTGCTCATCAAGCAGACGCGCCATGTGTGAAAGAACGTCGATAGGATCATGCTCGCCAGAAGCGTAACCGATGTCAAGGTTGCCAGCACCGTCGAAAGTACCAGCCGCCAAGTCAGTAGCACTATCAGAACCAAGGATGTGGTTCGGAGAGGACGCAGGGACGCCAGCAAACATAGCGGCAATTACACCTTCATCAAAAGCGTCACGCAGTGCGTAAGCGGCTGAAGATGATGCAACTTCCTTAAAGTTTACGTGAGACATAGAAGTTTCAATATCGTCAACGATAAACTTAAATGCGTTCGCCGTATCAACAACAAGGCTGACTTCTTGATCGGTCAACTTAGTTGAAGTTACGTCTTGACCACGCTCGTACTGATAGACGGTGATTACCGGCTCTTTAATAATACGTACTGTATCACCAAAAGCAGTAATTTCACCAGCATAGTCGGTGTTAGTGATAGCTTCCGCTACTGAAGAC